TCTTAAAGCAGACTACGACTTACAGTGGGATTTGGCTTCACAAGAAGATAGAGAGAAAGCGGCTATTAGGTTTGTGCCTCGGAATATGTTCTACATGAGGTAGTCATATGCCGAATAAGTATTCTTCTGGCAAAAATGCGATTGCAGAGTGTGATCGGTGCGGTCAACGGTACAAACTGCATCAGTTACGTAAAGAAATTATCAAGACAAAGCTGTATAACATCAAGGTTTGCCCAGAGTGCTGGGATCCAGATCAACCACAGCTGTCTTTGGGTTTGTATCCTGTTAATGATCCGCAAGCAGTGCGTGAGCCAAGGCCAGATGTAAGTTATGAAACATCTGGGACCGATGTAAATGGTTATTCTTCTGGTGGATCTAGAGATACGCAGTGGGGTTGGAATCCAATTGGTGGAGCCAGCTATTTTGATGCTAAATTAACGCCAAATTATTTGACTACAGTTACGGCTGTTGGTACAGTAACAATCACAATCACTTAGGAGTGTTTATGAACAAGAAACAAGTTGTCAAAATTGCTGACAAAGAGGCTGCTAAAGAGGTTCATAAACATGAACATCATATGCACAAGGGTAAACCTGTGACAAAAATGGCTAAAGGTGGTGTGACCAGCGGTGAAGAGAAGGCTGTTGGTCGCAATTTGGCACGTGTTGCCAACCAAGGGAGCAAGAAATGAAGCCCCAAGTCAAACCAACCACCAAAAACAGCCCTAAAGTTGTTACTGGTGACTCAAAAGGCAAGTCTAATGGACCTGCTGAAGAGTATGCACCAGCTCATACCATGTCTGGAAAGCGTTATGACGCAGCTAGTTTCCAAGCAAAAATGGATTCTGTTACGTATGCTACAGATAAAGCTGCAAAAGACGTAGATCTCAGAGATCCTTTGCCAAATGGCGTGTCTTTTGGTACTTCTCATGAGAAAACAAGCGGTATTGAGATGCGTGGTGCTGGTGCAGCCACTAAAGGTCGCATGAGCCGAGGACCAATGGCGTGAATTACTACCAGCTTGTCACTGCCGTTCAAGACTATACCGAGAATACGTTCTCAACGGTAGACGTTAACACGTTTATTGAGCAAGCTGAACTTAGGATTTACAACGATATCCAGTTTCCTTCGTTGCGTAAGAACGTAACGGGCAACGTTTCGACAAATAACCCCTATTTGTCTGCGCCAAATGACTACCTGTCAACTTATTCGTTGGCAGCGTACTCAATTACCAGCACTACGGCCACGGGATCAGCAGGTTTAAATACCATTTTTGTTTCTAATGTTAGCGGTATAGCAGTTGGTCAAAACGTCACAGGATCAGGCATTGGTGCTGGTGCGATTGTGTTTGCGATTGTTGGAACAACCATAACTTTGAATGTTGTTAATTCTGCATCTGTTACTGGTACTGTTACCTTCCAAGGCCCATACCAATACCTGCTAAACAAAGACGTTAACTTCATTCGTGAAGCGTTTCCCTACCCCGGCGTGACAGGTTTTCCTACCCACTACGCCATTTTTGGCCCCCAATACTCACAGCAAAATGAATTGTCGTTCATGGTTGGCCCTACGCCTGATCAAAACTATAACGTTGAGCTGCACTATTTCTTCTACCCGCCATCTATCATTCCTGGGATTGTTACTGGATTGAGCAATATTATTGCGTCTGGGTCTAACTACGGTAACGGCACTTATTACAATCAATCCTTAACGGGTGGCACTGGTTCCGGCGCTACGGCTACACTTGTTGTTACCGGCAATGTGGTTACTTCTGTGATTTTGGAAACGGGAGGAACAGGCTATGTGGCTGGTGATACTTTATCTATTAGCACTAGCGTTGGCAGTGGGTTTACCATTAATGTTTCCAGCATAAACCAAGGTACGGGCACTACTTGGCTGGGTGACAACTACGATGCGGCGCTGCTGTATGGCACTTTGGTTGAAGCCATCACCTTTATGAAGGGTGAGCAAGATATGGTTGCTTTGTATGATGGAAAATTCAAAGAAGCGCTTGCACAAGCTAAACGTCTGGGTGATGGTCTTGAAAGATCTGATGCCTATCGCAGCGGTCAATATCGCCAGAAGGTTACCTAATAAATGTCTATCCTTCAGGGTCAAACGACAAGTTTTAAAGTTGGGCTGTACAACGGTCAGTTCAATCTTGCCTCAGACCAGATTTACATGGCGCTGTATAACGGCAATGCCAATTTAAACCAGAACACTGCTGCCTACACTTCTACCAATGAGATTACTGGAACGGGTTACACCGCTGGTGGTCAGTTGATGACTGGTGTGTCTATCAGTTATGACTCTACAAATAGCGTGGCATATGTTAACTGGGCTAATGTAGTTTGGAGTCCAGCGGCCTTTACTGCACGGTGTGCTTTGATTTATGATGCTACGGCGTCCAACGCTTCGATTGCTGTGATTGATTTTGGCTCAGACAAAACCTGTGCTAATACGTTTACGGTAACGATGCCTACCAATACTTACTCAACTGCGCTAATCAGAAGCGCTTAATTTAAGGGGTCACTATGTCTAATGAAATTTCTAACTTTGGGGATCACGCAGTCGCTACTCTCCAAGCCAACGCTCAGATCCCTGAAGGTATGGGCGTTGATGGCTGGTATCACGTTGAGTGCCGTGACAAAGACGGTAACCTGAAGTGGGACGCTGAATTCCCCAATCTGGTGGTCGCTGTTGGTAAACAGTTGATGCTGGATACTTTACTCAAAGGTAGCTCGTACTCTGTGACTGGCCCTTACCTCGGCTTGATTTCCAACTCGTTCACTGCGGCTGCTACGGACACGATGGCTTCGCACACATGGACTGAGTTCACCAACTACACTGTTTCTGGTGCTGGTAACCGTGGTACTGCTGTGTTTGCTTCGTCTACCTCGACAGGCTCTACGCCCTCGAACGTGACTTCTAGCACTGCTACAGCTATTACTTACACCATCACTGGTGGCGGCGGCACGGTTTACGGTTGCTTCTTGGTTCTGGGTACTGGCGCTGTTTCGACATTTAGCTCGACTGCTGGTACTTTGTACTCAGAAGGTTTGTTCGGCACTGCCAAAACAACTACCGCTGGTGATACAGTAAGCGTTACATACAGCACGACAGCTACTTCTTAAGGAGTCCTAAATGGCTCTAGTTCTTGCGGATAGAGTCCAACAAACCGGGACGGCTAATACCACGGTCAGTTTTACCATTACGGGGAACGTGACTGGGTATCAGGCGTTTGCGGTTGTTGGTAATGGTAATACAACTTACTACGGTGCTACTGACACTTCCGGTAACTGGGAAGTGGGCCTTGGTACGTATTCAACGACTGGGCCTACATTAACCCGCACGACCATCCTATCCTCAAGCAACTCTGGTAGTGCTGTAACGTTTAGCGGCACGGTGACGATGTTCGTTACCTACCCATCTGAGCAGGCGGTATATTCTGGCGGTCCACTGGGTACGCCAAGTTCTGGCACTTTGACAAACGCTACTGGCCTTCCTCTGACTACTGGTGTGACGGGTACTTTGCCTGTGGGCAATGGCGGCACTGGTTTGACTACGGTTACTACCAACTACATCCCATACGGTAACGGAACCAGCGCACTAAGCATATCAGCCAACCTGACATTCAATGGCACAAACCTGACGCTGGGTACTGCGGGTACTGGGTCATTGTTTCAAGGTGACTTTAGCAATGCTACGTTCGCCAGCCGCACGGCGTTCCAAACGGGGACGGTCAACGGTTCGACAGGTATCTATGCGCTGCCCAACGGCACAAGCACAGCGGCTTCTTGGCAAGCAACTAACAACAGCAACCCAACAAATGCCTCAAAGATTCTGATTGCAACGAATGGCACGACTGATGTGCAGTTGGTATCTGGCATTAATGGTACTGGTACGTATTTGCCTCTGTCAATTTATAACGGCGGTGTGGGCACGTTTGTGTTTGGTACATCGGGGCAGTTTGGTATTGGTCCATTGGCATCTGTTTCTTACGGCACGTCAGGCCAAGTGTTAACATCTGGTGGTGCTAGTGCTGCGCCAACATGGTCCACGCCATCGGGCACAACAAAGGCTCAGGCAATCGCTTACGCAATGACTTTAGGGTTCTAACATGGCAAATCCAAATATCGCCGCAATAACGTCCATATACGGCAACACTGCGTATGTGGTTCCCTCTACCACTTCGGCCACGACAAGCTGGACTTACAACGGTACAACTTCGCTGACGGGTTTGACGCCTGCCACGAACACCGTTAACAAGATCACTGGCATCATCGTAGCGAACACGACC